ATTGTTCCAGCACTGGTGGCTTGTTTTGATAACGGATCAACATTTGGGCTTCCATCCCCGTTCCTTCCTTTACCGCTTCCGGCATAACTATCACCAAGATTGAGCCAAAGCGTACCATCATCTCGCAAGACACGCTTTACTTCGCGAAATACTGCCACCATTTCGGCAACAAATGCTTCAGGTGTTTGTTCCCAACCAATTTGGTCGTCCATTCCATAATCCCGCAAACCAAAGTATGGCGGAGATGTTACGCACGTATGCACTGACTGATCTGGCATTTCTCGCAAAAGATTGCGGCAATCACCTATTAGAATGTTTACTTTATTTAACATCACTCACCCTCCTTCAGTGCGGTCTGCGCCTGTTCCCATTCATTCACTTCATCAAGTGTACCGCATACAAACTTCGTAATCCTCATCCCGCAATTACCACAGTACCAAGGCACACCGAAAGCTTCCAATGCCTTCTGATCCATTGGCGGCGACAACCAGCCGCACCGTTCATGTGAAATGATCATGTATTTCATCACTCACCCTCCCTCATTCCAATATCAGACCATGTTAACCCTTCATCAATGTAACCATCCGCCAAATTTTCCATCTTTTTCAATTCTTCCCGAAGACGGATATTCTCTTTCATTAGATCAAGAAACGATGCTTCTACCCCCCGCAGCCGTTCAATTTCAGTGGCGGCTTTAATCATCGTTTCCATATAACCGCTGATCGTGTTTTCATAAATTTGACGAGGAAAGTCTGTTTTGTTTCCATTACGAATAAGTTTTGCAGTTTGATCCCATGACTTCATGGCATCGCCATTCCAATCTCGTATGTCTGCAATTGTTGCTTTTAATTCTTCAACAATATCCATCACTCAACCTCCTTCAGTGCGGCTAATGCAATATCCTGAATGCTTACTCTGCGCGGCAAACCACGAATCTGTGGGCGATCTAGATATTCAATTTGTTTCAATGCCTTCTGCAACCGTTCAATCTCATTAGCCATATCCTGTCTTTGTGTGACAAGATCATTAACGGTCTTAACACTTCGTTGGTACGATTTAATTAGTTCTTCCCGCAGCCTCTCAATCTCTTTGTCTTGCTTCTCAAGCACTCGTTCTAACTCTTTAATAACCTCATCTTGTGACCAATCTTTTGCCATCACTCTTTTTCCTCCGCCAAAGGACCGATATTGTAAGTTGTTTCATCCATTAACTTATTGACCTTGTGCAGCATCCTGTAAATAAAACCAACTGTTTCCAAATGGTCAAAATATCCTGCCGTTATATGGGCAGATGTTTCATCAGCCAGTTTGGCCGCGATAATAACAGCGCGAACTTTTCCATTTTTTGCCGCCTCGCAAAGGTCTTCTAATGTTTTTACAACCTCTTGATCTGGCGCGGCCTTCCCAATCTTTACAACGTCCATTATCGCATCCTAAACCCTGCCGACAGAACAAACATAAACCATAGCGCCTCTGCATGGTTGTCGATGAAATCCAAAATTCTCATCCACACGTCGTGATCCATCATCCCACCTCTTCCAATGTGTCACGAGCTGTGTCACGCATCTCTTTCCAGAGATCGTATATATTACCGCCTTCGCATCCTGCTATCCAATGCAAGGCTGCTTTCATGCTTTCGTTGCTTCTCTGCATTGGCTTCACCCATGACAGAACATTATCCAACTGTCGTTCAAGCTCTGACACCTGTTCGCGGAGGGCTATAACGTGATCCATCGTCACTGTGTCACAGTGACGATCTGTTGAAGCGTATGGCCCAAGCCATCTAATTTCAGAGGATGCTTTTTTAGACCGATAGCCTGTCACCTCAACCCCCCGCAAATATAAATTTGGATATTAGAATTACGGCAATTATGCCCACACCTATTCCTAGAACACCCCCGAAGACTGAGAGGAAGATTTCAGTGAAGATGTCCCACGCTTTTTTCTTTTCCATGTCACTCTCCCATCGGAATGATGGATTTGGGGTCGATGCAAACGAAGCTTTTTGCGGCAGCGGCTGATTTGTATTCGAACATCACCCCACCCTTTTCCAGACACTTCTTGTTGAACCGTTCTATGCGTTCATCTTGGATGACAAACAACACAATCATTGAAGCGATGATCCCGAAAAACAAAAAGAAGATTCCAATTCCAAAGTAGTCAAGAACAAGGTCCCCAATGTTACGACGCGCACTCACCATGATGGCACCCATTGTTTGATCGGCATGACATCATGCCTGCGAAGAGCATTACTCAGGGCCATCCGTGTCACGCCCATCTCTTTCGCTGCTGCTGTTAGTGACATGCCCTTCATGAGTAGCTTTAAGGCTTCTGCTAATCGGTCCTCGGTCCACGGCTGTGGCTCAGTCTGTTTACGTTCCTTGGTCATCGGTCTTTGCCTTCTTTGGTCATCGGTCTTTGCCTTCTTTGGTTTCTGTATCTTAAAGTAATAGTCACATACGGTCGGCCCCTTTGACGACAATATGCTCATACCAGCGATTGCCATCTTCGTTCTCCCACAGCGCCCAGACGTCATTGCCGTCCTTCTCGTACCTGACTAACATCATGGTCTTCCCCTTCTTTTAACAACAACACATTTATCTAACACCGATACGTCATCTGGCAGGCCATAATACACTTCCCAGCTTGGCAATTTAGCCCGATAAAGCTTAGCCCAAACGAAGCAATAATCATGGACGGTATGCATGCCACCGATCACGCGCATTTTCATTTATCCCAACTGAATTTTGGCAAGGTCACTTTTGGCTTCACGGAAGCCAGTTCCTTACGGATGCTGGCCTCATGCTTGGCTTGGTTTGAAGTCACCAGCCGCACTCGACCGTTCGGGTCCAACCCGCTCGATCCCTGTGGCCCATCGACGTTCTTGCCGCCATGCCGCTTTTTGCTTGGCCTCATTGCCTTGTCTCCCCATCACCCATGTTATGCGCAATGCATCCCGCAAGCGCGTCATGCATTTCATTCCGTGATAGGCCGTAGCCCACGCAAAGCATGACAGTTACATTAAACAGCGCAGACATGATCGCCGATCCGACTATCCGCTGCTTGCCGTCTTCGATGTTGTCATCGTGGAAGCCCGTGAGGGCTTCCTGCAGTTCAATGACGCAATGCCGTGACAGATCGGCAACTTTGAGAAGATCGTCAGGATCAATCCGCGTCATATTGAGCATCCACGGCGCTTGCAAAGATTGACTTTGCATCTTCCTTCGAAAAGTTAGAGGTCTGCAATGCTGCAATGTGAATAAAACAGGTTGCAGCCAGCACGGCTTGGCTGACTTCGGCAAAGTTTTTTGGTGTTGTTGCCAGCATAGCCTTGACGATTGGCTTTCTGATATCGGCAACAAGTTGGGCTGTGATGTCTACGAGTTCGCTATTGTCCATTTCGAAGTTTCCTTTTGATGAGTGATTTAAGGTTCTGAATTGATCTTGGATCGCTGGGTGACTTTGGGAAGACTACCGTGATCACCCTGTCTTGGAAGGCACACCGCGCCTTCCAGTGGTTGTTTGATTCCAGTGATATGACCCGCCCACCGGCACTTTGGATCATCAGCTTTAAAGCCCGTTCACTGAACTGCATCACATATACAGGCTGTGATCTATCGCCTTCTCCGCTGGACCGTGATGCAGGACGTTTGGGTCATTGACGTGGCTAAACGGATAACGGCGCATCTCGACAATGTCGTAGTCCTCGTCACGCGTTTGCTTCAGGAAGTTGACGTGAAACCGAGCCGCCATAAATGATTCGGTCGTGGTCACGATGTGGTCGATGCTCTTGCCTGCCGGTACGATGTAAAACATTTATTATATCTCCATTTAGTGAGGGGTGGGGACCGAAGCCCCCGTTAATTACATGCCAACCAAGCTAAGCGGTGGGCGACCCATTGAGACGCTATTGGCGCGAGTGTGCATCATGCATGCCTTGCCAATCAGCCTGTTATCTTCACGGGAAAGCAGAGCACCCGCCATTGGGTGTTTTGCGTCGTAACGATATATTTTGGTGACGTTTTCAAGCGTTGGGTTGGCTCTGAATGCGTTAAGCAGCTTGATCATTTTTCATCTCCATCTAGAGGCCACTGTGGCCTGCCCGATTTTTATCTCACGAATCACAAACCGTGTCAAACATATTTTTATACATCTCTTCGACAGTCCATTCGTCCTCGAACTCGCCGATCCCATCTGGGTCCACCAGAACACCATTAGGGAATGTAAGCGCCAAGCGTTTATGCCTTTCCTTCCTATGCTGGCGGCGGTAGGCTTGATAGGCTTCCTGCTCTGTTAGCCCGTGGTCCTCGCCAATTAAACGGTACGTGCGGCCCTCGTAGACCCTTTGGATATAGATTTGCTGGTCAGTCATATCCATGCCCTCCTCGGCATTGCATTATGGCGCACCAGAGCGTTCGTCAGAGCCATGCGGCTAATCCCCATAACCGATGCCGCTTTCGTCAGCGATAACCCCCTGAACAGTAAGTCCTGCGCTTCCTTGATCCTCTCCGGCGTCCACCGACCGGCGTGTTGCCCTATTGCTCTCATTCTTCTTCCTTTCCCTCATTTTCATAAGAAATGCGTCTTGCTCGGTTTGCGATTTGATATGCTTGATCCGCACCCTGCAGCGGGGGTCTTTGTAATTGAACATCCGCTGATATGGGCTAAACTCAAGCTTCATGCCAATGCCACCCATTACCGAGCTATCCCGCAATAGCCGTGGGTTGTGCTGTATTCTGCATATTCTTTTAATCCATCAGATCGGATTTTTTCTTCTCTTTGCATTGCCCACCGCCAAGCCATGCAGTTTGGGCCAAGGCATGATTTATGCGCAATATGAGGATTACCGGCCATTGATAACGGACACCCTATCTCTCTAGCCTCTGCAGGCGTCTTGTAATGATCACTCACCTTTACCCTCCTCATCTTTGTGGAATGTCTTCTTGAACATGACCCGTGCCGCCTTGTGATAGATCACAATACCTTCGGGGTTTCTGAAGCCGGGCGCAATGCTTGATCCGTTTTCCGAAAGCCAATCCATCATGCGACCAACGACACTTTCATCCATCGGTCCACGATACAGCTCTGGCACGACGGTGACGCCATCCGGCAGCTCGACACCCATCCACCGTGTCGTGTTGAACAGGGCAAACATCTTGCGATGCATGCCGTAGCCACGCTGAATACCTTTGCCGAACCATTCGCCGAAGTGGCGACCCTCGCCCAGCGTTGCGACCAATGCGTCCTTGTTGGCGTCAACCCACCTTGCGAAGCCGAAGTTGTCATCATCCGGGGTAATGAACCGATTGCGAGACTGGGCCTTCACAATCCCGTTCTCGATGACAATGGCGGCGTTCGTGCCGTCGATCTTCTCGGTGATAACAATCTCTCGTGACCACCTTGCAATCTTTGGAAAGCCTTCGAAATTCATTGCGCAGCCCCCGCCTCGCTCTTTTCCTCGGCAATCTGGCCGTAGAACGTCATTGCAGCCTGCATACGGGCCGGGCCATCGAGCTGGGACATGATGTTCGCCACGAATGGCGACGTGATATGCATCACGGTGCCGATGGACAGGCCGTCCATAGCCTTAGCCATCGCGTCATAAGCCTTGATGTGTTTCTCTTGGGTCTTCTTTTTCATGTGTTCGTTCAGGTCTAGGGTCATTTCAATACCTCATAAAGTTTGCTTGATTTTTTGCCTGACTGCGTGGGCATGAACTCGCCTGTCCACTTCAGCATCTCGTTATCGACGAAGAACTTAAACAACGTCTTCCACATCTTGGTTTCCGGCGGTGGGCCAACGAAGAGCTGGATCATAATCCTTAGCGATTCTCCGGTTACGGCCACACCAACCATTTCCTTCGCCCAAAGGTCGTACTGCTTTTGAGCCTTCAACAGCCAATCACTCATTAGATACTCACCTGAATGATCTTGCCGCCCTTCACATGCTGCCAATTGACAGCCTTCTCATAGGACGAGAAGCTTTCGTGTTCGCCATAGCCATCACACCACACCCAGATTTCGATGGGCGTTTTGACAGGCTTTTTGATCAGATCAAGGGGATGGTGCTCGTCTTCATTATATCTTCCATTTGGAAACCAGTCGGCATGATGCCAACCCAATGAACTTTTGTATTCACCAAAAATAGGACATGGGCCAAAACCGTTGTTGCGATAAATCCTGACTTCGAACTTATTTATGCTCGTCACATATTCGGTGTCAAGATCGATATCCTCGAAAAGCTCCGGAAAAACCAATTCCCGCTCTTCTTGGGTAGGTGCCTGTTCCTCAACCACAGTTTCAGCCGGTTCGCTTTTTTTGATGATAATCCGCTTTGCAGCATCGACTTCCTTTTTGAACTTGCGAATGCCCACTCTTAATGCATCTGGCGTCATCCCAAATATTGCGGAGATTTCGTCAATGGTCTTCCCTGCGACAATGTGCCTTGCGATCAAGTGAATGAATTTTGTCGTCCAAGTACTTCTAGCCATGTTCAAATCTTTCTATAGCGTTTGATTCTGATCTTCTTTCTAGGGTGAATGCTCTCTTCAACTGTTATGTGGCCCTTATCCACGAGACGCTTTAATCCCTTCTCGATGTCCTCCTTCCTGTAGTTGCGCAACTTGTTTACCAGCACCCCAAACGTTTCACCTTCTTGGTCGATGAGATTGACCAGCCGGGAAAACAACGCGTCCTCTGGCGATTCCTTCTGGCGGTCGTTGCCGATCACAGTCCGCGCTTTGGTCTCAATGTCATTCTTAACCAATGCATAGGCCCAGCGAACATGCTCCACAGTCCGCAGGCCTTCCGGCACGGCAAGGATGAACGACACCTTCGCCACAAGCTCCTTGCCTCGAAGGTACAATGCCTCCAACCCATTACGCTCGGACGCATCTTCAGCAAGGTGGTGCAACGCCTCGCTGGTGCGTTCCAGAAGGGCTGCAGCGTCATCAGTGGATGGCACAGCTACCTTCGCGCCATAGTTCTCGATGCGGCTCTCTGGCAACACGCTAAACGACCCTGCAGAGGCGATCTGCTGCAAAGTTGCCTTCATCCCGTCAGGCATTGGACGCTTCTTGAACCGCTTCTTCTCGTGCGGAACGGACTTCGTCTCGATAAACAGCAGCGACCGGCCAATAAAACCGTTCGTAGCATTCTCGAAGTTGACGGTTGATTCGAAGTTCACATTGGTCGTGAACCCGATCATCGACAGGAACGGGTGGCGGATGCCGCCCTCGATGAACTTGATCGCCTGCTCAATGGAAACCTTGCGGCTTTCAAACACTTTGTTCGGCCCATCTTCGAGCTGGCGTTCAATCTGCCCCATCTCCTGCAGCAGACCCTTGCGGATTTCCTTGCGCACGTCGCCGGAAACCATGAGCGAACTGTTCCCCTTGGAATACACCGACATGATGATGCCGATGATGCCTTCAAGGTAGGTTGCGCCACCCTTGGTCTGGGCTGACTTAATCTTGGTAAACAGATAGCCGATCTCATCGATCAGGTAGAACGTGGGCTGATGCTCGACGAGGTTACGGACCATCTCCTGCTCAGACTTGATCGCGCCGTAAGTGGCAGGCTTCAACCCAACAACTTCCATGATCTCGGCCACGCCGTCGAGGACGCTATCCTTGCCGGTGCCAGATGCGGCGACGCAAAAGGCGATCAGGTTCGACGTCACGCTGCCGATTGGGTCATTATACCTTAGACCTACAAGGTTTCCCATTGCGATCAATGCGCCGCCGACCGAGATCGTCTCGCGCTTGTAGCGAACCTGATCCTCAATCCATGCGGCAACTTCGCCAACAAAGCCCGGCGGACGGCGAAGATCGATGCCAGTCACATTGATTTCGTCTTGTTCAATCTCTTCAACGATCTCATTCGTCGAGAACTCTACGGGCCACTTCCAACCTCCCTCTTCAGCATAATGTACGAGGGTTCCAAGGGTGACGGGGTTGGTTGACTTGCCGAAGCTGTGCCACTTCTTGGCCATGTCTGCTGGATCGTGCTTGCTGGATGTGCTGGACCAAGCCTCCCAGAGGGCGTAGGCCGTGCCAGCGGAAGCATGATGCAGTGCCATACCGATCTTGATCCAGACATCGTAGTCGAGGTCTTTGTTTGTGATGTATGAGAGCATGTCTCCAAGTTCATTGTACGATACATCGACGGTTTTGCTCTCAAAGGTTGCGCGGTAGCGTTCTGGCTTCTTCAGAAGTTCGAGCAGTGATTCGGGTGCAGCGTCGATGTCATTGGGAGAGCCGACGGCGATCTTGTAATGATTGCCGCTGGCATGCAGTGACCCCGGCCCAACCACGAAGCCCGATGACTTAAAATCAATACCTTTGTAGGCGTCCAGATGCTGCGTGAAGGCGATGTTTTCAGGAGCTTTGAAGTACAGGTGCTTCGATCCGCCACCCGATCCCGTCTCGACGATAAGCCCTGCGCCTGTGATTTCCGGAAAGTTCTTGATCAATTGCGCATATGATTCGACGCCGCCATTCCGCGCGTCCACATCGACGACGATCAACCCCTTAACCAACACGCCGTAGCCCGAATCAAAGTGACCGGCACCCTCGGAGTTTTCAAGTTGCTCTTCAGACCACTCCGGCACCGAGGTCCAATTAACGATGTGGGGGTGCTTTCCTGCAGCCTTGCAGTCATGTTTGCCGCAGCCGCATGTCCCTTTATTCGTAATAGGGTACAAGCCGAAAATGCGGTATCCCGCCTCCCAGAAGTCGCGATGGTTCGACATTTTTATTCCTGCTTCCCAAACAAATATTGAGCAAGTTTCTCAAACGTTGCCATCTGAGGATTGCTATTCTTTCCAGACGCGATTGAGCGGATTGTGTTCTCGTGGAGACCCGTGGCAACCGCTACTTTCGCCAGATTTCGATCTTCGAGAGCGCGGCGAATGCGCTCCAAAGGAATGATGCCAAAATCTTGATCGTCCATTTTTTTATTCCTTAATCAACAATGTGGTGTTGACAATGGCACAATGAACTGTCATCTGTCAACACGTTGAAACGAGAGGAGTATGCCAATGGGCATTTTAGATATGGTACAAAAGCCGAGTGACCGGCCTGTAGTAGTCACGCTCTGCGGGGACAGTGGAATGGGTAAAACCACCCTCGCCGCTTCGTTCCCAAAGCCAATCTTCATTCGTGCAGAAGATGGTGTTCAGGCAATCCCAGAAAATATGAAGCCCGATGTTTTTCCCATCATCAATGATGTCGAAGACCTTTGGAACCAGCTCAAGGGATTGATGACCGAGGACCATGGATACAAAACTTTGGTCATCGACAGTATCACTGCACTGGAGCGCTTGTTCATTGCCGATGTTATTGCGAAGGACAACAAGAAGGCAACCAACATTCAGCAAGCAGCCGGTGGCTACGGTGCCGGTCGCGAAGCCGTCGCCATTATGCACCAGCGTCTGCGGAAGGCCGCTGCCATCTTGGCGGACAAGAAAGGTATGCACACAGTGTTTATTGGCCATGTCGAAATCGGCACCGAAAACCCGCCAGATGATGATTCGTTTTCCAAGTATGGTTTGCGTCTTCACGCAAAATCCATGGCACCCTATGTCGATGACGTAGACGTGGTCGGCTTCTTGAAGCTGGAGACGTTCACCAAGGGCGACGGGGATCGCAAGAAGGCGATTTCTGACGGAACCCGTGTTCTGATCACTTACGCCACAGCGGCGAACGTGTCCAAGAACCGGTACAACATCACTGAACCACTGGTCGTAGAGTTGGGCAAGAACCCACTTGAAGACTTTATCCCAGCCCTGAAGGCTGTAGCACCATTGAAGAAGGAAAAGGTAAATGGTTGATTTTTGGAATCTCTCAGACGGCGACGACATCCATAGCACGGGTGGTGAGTTTGAAACAGGCGGCGGTAACTTTGCGCCGATCCCAGACGACACGACGTGCTTGGCTATCATCGAAGACGCAAAGGTCGATCAGGATCGCAACCAGAACAATTTTGTCTCGTTGCGCTGGTCGGTCGTAGCACCTGCCGAATATCGGAACCGCAAGGTCTTCCAGAAGATTTGGTGCTTGGATGATGATCCTCGCAAGCCCGATGCCGAGAAGGCAAAGGACAAGGCAAAGCGGATGCTTTTCGCCATCGACAAGAACGCTGGCGGCATGCTGGTAGCAAGCGGCAAGGCACCGAACGACAATAACCTCGCGAAGGCCTTCACCAATAAGCAGATGCAGATCAGGCTGCAGGTTTATGAAATGAAGGATGACGACGGCAAGCTGATGACCGGCAACTGGATTTCTGCAGTGTCGCCAAAGGTTGGCGGTGCAAAGGCAGCAAAGCCTGCGCCTGCTAAGCACGACGTAGACGACGATATTCCGTTCTAAGGGCTGGAACGGAACGGGGACGGCTGGCGGTGGCCGTCCCCACTTTAACAACACATGGAGATTAAAAATGATTGAAGTTAAGAGAAAGCGCGGACGTCCTGCGAAGGAAAAATCTTTAGTAGAGAAGCTTCGCTTAGATCCCAAGAAATTTGCTGTTGATGCAAAAAGTCATGCTGAAGACGTAAAATCTAAAAGCTTTGAAATGAGCGTTGCAGCCCTTACGAGGCGCATTGCCAAGCTTGAAGGCGTACTTGAAGATGCCGTGAATGCTGGCCGTGAGCTGCACAAGAAGATCGAAACTCTGTCGAGTGTTCGCCACACTGGATGGCAAGCGCATACTGTTGGTGAAAGCCCAGTCTTTGCAGAAACTGTTGTAGAAGTGCTTCTTCGCAGCGGCGAAAAGAATGGCCCATATGCTGCTGGCAATTTTTTATGGCGCGAATGCGGAAGTGGCACCATCGTAGCGTATAAGGTAGTTTGATGGCTGATAGGTTCACACAGGGTTGGGATGAAGACCGTCATAAGGGTATCAGGTTAGGGACTTTATGGTTTCGTGAATCTGATATAGATGGCGACATTTCGCTGTCTCCCGCTTATGACGATCTTGATGTTCTTTCTAAAATGGACTTATTGCAAGATGTAATTGGTTTGCTGAATAGGGAATACGATTCTCTTTTCGGAGATTTTGAGAAGGTTTATACTAAATAATGGAACAGCGATCCGAGGAATGGTTTAACATTCGAAAGGGCCGGGTGACCGGTTCAGCCGTTGGAGCAATCCTCGGTATCGCCCCGTTCGCCAAGCAGGCGGACATCCTGCGCCGCATGGTACGCGATTGGCACAAGGCACCGAGCGAGTTTGTCGGCAACATTGCAACCCAATGGGGTACAATGAACGAAGCCGGTGCCTTGGTTGAATATGAGATGGTTACGGGAAACACAGTGGAGCTATGCGCCTTTTACCAGTACGAGGATTGGCTTGGGGCCAGTCCCGACGGTCTGGTTGGCGATAAAGGTTTGGTCGAGATCAAATGCCCATTTGGCATTCGGTACAAGAAGCCGCCAATATTCAAGACAGCAGCGATGCAGACGCACTATTACGCGCAGATGCAGATACAGCTCTTTGTCACTGATCGCGAGTGGTGCGACTTCTACCAGTGGACCCCATACGGGGATGCGCTGGAACGTGTCGAGCGCGATGATAAGTTTCTCAACACAGTGCTACCAGTTTTGAAGACCTTTTATGATAAATACATGATGGAACGCGAGTTCCCCAACGCGGAGAAATATTTAGATGGGCAAACGCAGCAACTTCAAGAAGCATAAGCTTGATGCCTACGCCACGCCGGAGGATGCGGTTCTGCCGCTTCTTCAGCATCTGCCAAAGGGTTCTTACTATGCTGAGCCATGTGCCGGTGACGGTGCCTTGATCCGCATCCTGCAGAAGCATGGTCACAAGTGTGTTGCAGCATATGATGTTGAGCCACGGCATAGAGTTGTGAAGCAGGGTGACGCGTCATTTTTGACACGCGAGGACATGAACCGAGCCGATGTGGTCATCACGAACCCGCCATGGGGCCGCGAAGTCATGCACCAGATTATTGAGCGGTCATTCCTCTGGGGGCCAACGTGGTTGCTTTTTGATGCTGATTGGATGCATACCCGGCAGGCCATGCCATATTTGCCGCACTGCAAGAAGATTGTGTCGGTTGGCCGAGTGAAGTGGTTTGGCAATACGGCTGGCAAGGACAATTGCTGCTGGTATTTGTTTGACTTCGAATCACCGGCAGAGACAGTTTTCGTAGGACAATTATGAATACCATTGAACTAACCAAGCCCGAACTAATGGTTGCCGGGCTTGTCGGCAACATGCGCAGTGTATCCTCGCTTGGTCGTTTGACGCAAAACAAACACTCCCCCAATGATTCGGAGTGGCAGATCGATGTCGATGGCGCAGCCGCTGAGATGGCGTTCGCCAAGTGGATGGGTGTCTATTACGAGCCAAGCGTCAACACTTTTAAAGCCCCCGACATAGGCTCCATACAGGTGCGCTCGACGAAGTTAGAGAATGGCAGGCTCATCATCCGCAGCAATGACGTGAAGGACGAGATTGTCGTCCTTGTGATCAACCGGATGCCAACCTACATCATGGCAGGATGGCTGCGCACCAGCGAAGCCAAAAAAGACAAATACCTTTACGACCCGAACGGCAAGAAGGCACCGGCGTGGATGGTTCCACAGTCCGACCTGAACAAGATGGAAGATTTAGATGTTAAGACCCTATCAGCAGAACACGCACGACCAGATCATCCAGTGGGTGAAGAAAACCGCTGAACCGTGCTGCATTGAAGCGGCAACCAGCGCAGGCAAGAGCCACATCATTGCGGCGATTGCAGACACCATTCACCGCATTTCGGGCGGAAAGCACGTCCTTTGCCTTGCCCCCAGCGCAGAGCTTGTCGTGCAAAACAGCGAGAAGTACCGGGCGACCGGAAGCCCATGCTCGATCTTCTCGGCCAGCGCCGGGACTAAGTCGCTTAAGCATCCAGTGGTGTTTGGCACCCCGCTGACGGTGAAGAACCGCATCAAACGTTTCGGCAGTCAATTTGCCATGGTTGTCATCGACGAAGCTCACGGGCTGACGCCGACCATCAAAAAGATTGTCGAAGCCATGCGGGAACAAAACCCAAATCTGCGCGTTGTGGGTATGTCTGCCACGCCGTATCGCATGGGGACGGGTTACATCTTCGGCCAGTGGCCAGATGGCAGGCCGGTTTCTGAACACGAAGCCATTAATCCATATTTTGCAGTTTGCGTGGACCGGATCACAGCGCGTGAACTGATCGATCAAGGCTTCCTGACGGTTCCCGTTTTGGGAACGATCCATGCCGAATCATACCATACCCTCGACATGCAGCTTAACAGTCGGGGCCAGTTCGATGTCGCCGACATGGATCGAGCCTACATCGGGCAGGGCCGCAAGACTTCGGCGATCATTGCAGACGTGGTTGCGCAGGCCAGAGAGCGCCAAGGAGTGATGATCTTTGCCGCTACGGTGCAACATGCCTATGAATGCCTTGAAAGCCTGCCGCGCGGCCTCTCTGCCATTGTGACGGGCGACACGCCAAGTCAGGAACGAGCCAATACCATCGCGCGGTTCAAGGCCAAGGAGATCAAATACCTCGTCAATGTGTCGGTTCTGACCACCGGCTTTGATGCTCCGCATGTCGATGTAATCGCAATGCTTCGGGCAACGGAATCGGTCGGCCTGCTCCAACAGATTATCGGTCGGGGTTTGCGCCTGTGCGACGGCAAAGATGATTGCTTGGTGCTGGATTACGCCGAGAACATCGAGCGTCACTGCCCTGATGGCGACATCTTCAATCCGGCGATCAGGACGGTGAAGACCAAGGACAACCCACTTATGCTGAAGGTGCGTTGCCCATTATGCGAGGTGGAAAATGAGTTTAAAGCAAGGCCTAATCCGTCGGGGTTCGAGATCAGCCCTTCTGGGTACTTTTGCGATCTCGATGGCATTACGATTACGTCCGAACACGGGGACATTCCGGCTCATTATGGGCGTCGATGCGCTGGGCGAGTTCTGGTATCTGGAACACTCATCCAATGCGGGAACCGGTGGACCACGAAGAGTTGCCCCCATTGTGAATCAGACAACGACATCGCGGCAAGGTATTGTAGTGAATGTAAAGGTGAGATCGTAGACCCCAATGAGAAGCTGATTGCTGAATTCACAGCCATGAAGGCCGATCCTACGCGGCGGCAGACTGATGTCGTCTTGGGGTGGGAAACCAAGCACACGCTGAGCAAGGCTGGGCGCGAGATGTGGCGCATCGATGTGCAGACATCGTATCGCAAGTTTTCATTCTGGGTTCCAAAGGCACCGGCATGGTCGCAAGGTTACAAAGATCGTGCTATGCTGATGTCTCTCGAAGGAAAGATGCCTGAAACTATCACCTATCAAAAGGATGGTGACTGGTACAAGGTGCTTGCATACAATAGGAAGCCTGATGAAGTTCCCGATAGGAATTGACGTTTACGGTGACACATCCTTCAGGGGAAAGTGCGCCACTGAATCTTTGGAACAGATAACGTTCTTCGCCAGACTACGAAGAGATTACCCCAAGTCGTGGGGCAAGATAGCCTTCCATCCTCGGAACGAAGGTGTCCGGTCGATGATGAGGGTGAAGATAGATAAGGCGGAAGGTATGGTGACCGGCACCCCCGACATCATCATTCCCGGATGCCCAACATTTGTATGCGAATTGAAACGGCGAGATCACACGAAATCGTCATTGAAGAGTGAGCAGGAGGATTACTTATATGCCGCCCAAAAAGCAGGGGGATTTGTTTGCATTGCCCTTGGCCACAAAGCGGCGCAAGAAGCCTTCGGACAATATCTGGCAATTCATTACACGGCCTAGCAAAATGATCGAAGATGTGATGATTGGCAAAGTCGCGTTAACAGATCAACCAGAGGCAATTCAATCTTCCTGCCGATTGGCAATCTATGACCGTGCTTGCCGGATACTTGATCTGGAAACAAAGTTGGAACGTAGGGCCGAAATTGGCCGGACACCAGAGAAGTTAAGGCCTTACATCGAGGCCGAAGTGATGAGAATATGGAGATTGAGAAGTGACGAACCGTGAAATTGCAGAATGCCTTGGCTTATTGTGGGCGCTTGGCATGTTAGGCTACATAATCCGTATCATTTTGTGTGAGGTAAACCATGTTAAGGATCGATCCACCCCTGCCGCTGGACACGCCCAAAGGCCAAGCGATGGCTCATTTCCTGATTGATTATGGATTTGAGCACCACCTAATGTGGGTGTGCTTTCAAGACGAAACCGGGGAATGCTGGACGTGGTCGAACAAGGATGTTCGGATGCCACTAAATACTTCTGCCGGTCGTGCAAAAAAGTATTTGACACCTGAAAAGGACGGTGTATAACAGGGTCATCAGCAACGAGCTGACGCAAATTTAAATGGAGATTACCAATGTCAAACCGCACCCTCGCCGACCGCTACTACGACCTCGATAGCCAGATCAAGGCTTTGGAAGCTGCCAAAGACGCCATCAAGGCTGAGATCGTCGCCCTTGGCACCGATATTGTCGAAGGCGCAGAATACGACGTCAAGGTTTCACTTTCGCAGCGTTCGGTCCTCGATGAAGATTTGCTGCTCAAGACTTATGGCGTTACCCCAGAGCAGATGAAGCTCTATAGCGCCTGCAAGAAGGACGGCAAAACCTTCGAGGTTCTCAAGGTTGTTCCCAAGAAGGGTAAGGAGTAAATGCTGAACACGATCCTGTTGGTTGTGTACCATCTGGGGCTTGGCTCATCGGCCAAGCTCCTCTGGATTATGCTGTATGATAAATATCAATATGAAACGTTTTCTGGGACTTATGAGGAAATGGCCGATGAAGTTTACAGCAAGCGTTACACTGTCCGCGCCCAGATCGCAGCGCTTCGCGAGATTGGCGCAATTGAAACCAGCAATCATTATGAAACCGGCAATTCAGGTAATATGTTTCGCTTGATTGAACCAAAGAAGTGGAAAAACTAATGCCAAATATGTTGGACTATGAACGCCTTGTACGGCGCATTACCGATTTAGAAGTTGAGAATAAAAAACTTAAAGGCTACCACCGCAACAGGGAAGATGCACGTTGGAACATTATCGAGGAGCAACCCCCAGTTGGTACGTTTTCGGAGGAGCAGCGCCTTCGCCGGATCATTCGCGAATGGGAAGAGCGTTACGATATCTTATGCGAATTGTTTATGAACCGCAGCCAGAATCAGAGCAATCTGAACTGGCACGATGCAAAGATGGAGATGGAATTGCGCCGCAGGAAGCAAGCGGCGGCACGAGCGAACACCGAGAAGCGGCTCATGTGGCTGAAAATCGGTTATACGAAAATCAAGAATATTTGGATCACAATCAAGGGAATAGTGAAATGAGCAATTTGTTGAACGATCGCGAAAAAACCCACGGTAATTATCGTGACGTTGCCAGCCTTAGCCAAGCCATCAAGGATGTGTTGAAAAGCGGCAAGAACTGGGAGCGCCTGACCGACACCCAGAAGGAATCGCTTGAGATGATTTCCAGCAAGCTGGCACGGCTCCTGAGCGGCGACAAAGACTTCCGCGACCATTGGGACGACATCGAAGGCTACGCCAAGCTGGGCGGCCAGAACTCCCCTACCAACCTGCCAACTGTAACCCTAGATTTAACAAAGGCGATGGAAGGATGAGCAAATTTCGGAGGTATGTGGCAATAACAATATTTTCAGTATTAACCAGCTACTGGTGTGCCAACGCTTTAGATAATTCGGTCGCATCTATTGCCACAACTATCTGGCTTGCAATGTGGTGCTTGTTTAGTGGGGTTTTGGGCCTGTTTGCAGGTGTCATTGCCATCATGGAGCTAGAAGACCATGTGCGTTAAGGGAGCGCCTGAAATGACCGGATATCGCAGCAAGAAAATGATGTCCGACATTCGTTGGTTGGGGCCGTATGCCCCAACTGACCGCCACGCCGATGATGTGACGCTGGCTCACGTTGTGGACCTTCGCAAGAAGGTTGCAGATCAGCAGCGCCACATTGCCAATCTGGAATCATACCTGTCGCCAATGCGGCAAGAAAACAATACCTTGTGGTTTCGGCTTCAAAACCTGCAAAATTGCTTGTTGGAAATTCGTAAATTGGCAGATGCCGGTGGACCCATTGAAGCTCTTGTGGATGATGTATGGGAGGATCAGCACAATGCCCCGTTCTGATCGTTTCCCAAAGTACTATGATCATGCCTTGCGGTGCAGGGAGCAGAACCTGCCAAACACGGCGGACTTCATCCACAAGATCGCGAAGGATGCTGATGAATATAAGAGGGCGCTGGGGTTTTGCATTAATGCTTTGGAAGAGTATGAAGCGGACCTAACACGTCCGAAAAGTGCGCGGCCAAGGGGCGATCTAACGCCATTCCTGCTTGGTGCCTTAGACAGGGCTCGTAAGACATTGAAGGACTATGATCATGACATGGTATCAAATTAGGGGCGAACGCCGCGACTTTATGCGGCAGCCATCTATCCTTATCGATCAGGATATGACAAAAGATGAAGCAGATAGTATGCTGATCGAACTGAAGTCAGAAATGCCGCTTTGGGATTTCTTTGTTGAAGAACAGGAATTTGTAGATGGACAGATACAAGAGGGTGTTCGTTCCGAACCCAAGCTTTCGGTTTGACCCAACCGAATTGAATAATCTCGCTGAATCTGTCGTCTATGTTAGCGACCTTCCAATGTTTGACAATCTGATCGGTGACGAGAATGTGCATCGATTTGAACACAAGATTGCCGAACGCATGGCAGATTTCGATCCGGTAACCGACATTATTGCTTATTACGGCGATAGCATGATCTTCGCAATTATGGTGATGTATCTGTGCGATAACTTCGATGGTTTCGATGTCGCAAGGTTCTCTTCAAAGCTTGGATCGTATGTCATTCGAGAATTGAATTACGACAAGTTTGCATAATGAAAAAGCCCGGTTTTCACCGGGCTTCTTTTTTACTCTGCAGCAGGTTCAGCGGTGGGTGGTGCCGTAGCCGCTTCGACTTGCGGTTTAGCTTGCGAGTGAAGCAAGGCAACCAGATCGGCAACCTCCTCATAAGCGCCCTTAGCAAGATGCTTCAAAATGGCGTTGACGTGTGCTACGGTCAACTTCAATTCTACTTCAATATTATCCATTAGATACCCCTGTTTGCGATAGCCAAGGCCTTGGCTATGGTTGTGTCATCTACGTTGAGCAATGGCTTCGTGCCTTCACTCTGCTCCTTCTTAATACGATCCACCATCGAGATCAACTTGTCGGCCTTGGATTTTGCAGCTCCGACTGCTCTACCGCCGGACTGACGCTGTGGTCGGCTATCAATAAGGTTCTGGTTTTGTTGGTTTGCTTGGTCGATGACGCCTTGAAGGTTTGTCATCTGCGACATGGCAGATGGTAGTGCCGTTCTGATGCTTTGCACGGGTTCCAATGGTCCTTTGCCAGTGAATGGGGTATTTGCGGCCTTACTAGCAACAAATTTAAGCGCGTTATACCTCTTTAAAGCAGTCGGAACATACCCAGCCACGCCTAGCGCTACAGATAGCGCTGGATGAAGGTTTGCGATTACATAGGATGCACCACTTAGAATAGCGGGTGCAGCAAGCTTTGCCGTTTCAGCAATTCCGCTGACCTGCTTTTGCAGTTGATAATCCGGCACCGATCCAGCCTGCTCCATCACCTTTGCAAAGCGGCTTAGGACACCGCGTTCGCTATCGGTAAGAAACCGCTTGGAGACGCCTGCACCGCGACCATTCAAAAAGTCATTGATCCGTGCGGCGCTCTTTGCAAAGCCTGCTGGCGATGCCTCTGATGGCTGCATAAGCTCATTAACGAATGAACTCTTGATGCCCTGCATCTCTGGGCTGTTTGGTCCAAGGGCGCGGTTTAACTGGTTGACGGTCTTCATTGCCGTAACCTTCATGCTGGCGTCACCCGTGCCGCTTGAATAGTTGAACAGCATGCGACCGACATCATCTGGCGACTTCTGCTGATCGACGATCTGCTTTAGAAGATTACCAGATTCTTCGCCGGTACGTTGAACGCCGTACTTTGTCTTATAGTCAGACCAAAGCGAACGGGCTTCTTTCCACTTATCCACCACTGCTGGATCGCCAGAAAATGCGCCGTTGTTCATCTGCTCTTGGATGTGGTTGTCGAAGCGATCAATGACTTCATGCAGACCACGAGCTGCCGCACCATCTCCGCGCTTCATCGCGGCGGTAAGTTCCTGATTGAGCGCTTGGCGACCCGCCTCGACGGCATTGAAGTCTTGGTGAACGGTTGTGATTGGCTTGCCGCCCGGCACCAACGGAGCACCGACTTCCACTTCTGCGCCCAAGGTGTCGTTGAGACGCTTCACAGCCGTCTGCACAGAAGGGTCACTCACCATGTTGCCAAGCTTCGAATCACGACCCATTGATTGAATGATGCTATCTCCAACATTGGTAATCGACGACCGAGGGAAAAACCCACCCATCTCCGCCGCGTCGGAATAGGCTTTGTCGGCAGCGGCTCTGGAGGCGGCAGCCTTTTCCTGCGCCGCCTGCACCGCAACATCGACAGCTTCCCTCGTTGATAGCGGCGAACCGGTCATCGTTTCTGCGGCGTTTGATGCTTGTTGTTGGATTTTTTCATAGGACGGTTGGGCATATAGGGCTTCACGCTCAAGCGCTGCCGGGTCTTTTGTCACCATGCCAACGGTAGGCGTCATGCCAAATTCGCCAAATCGCGCGGCGGTAACAGCCTCTGGCCGCATACCATACTTCTGGAACGCATCGCCGAGCCGTGGTCCAAGCTGTAGAATTTCAGAATCAGTCAACCCTGCAGCCTTTGCAACTGCAGCGGCCTCTTGGCTCAGAAGGCCATTGTGGTCGATGATGTTGGTGCCGGAAGAGAATAGACGCGACAATCCGCCAATGGTCTTCTCGATGACGGGGCTAAGCGTTCCACCGGCCACACCGCCGATCACACCTTCCTTGATCGCATCCATTGGGTTGAGGTCTTTGGACAGGCCGGAGACGGCTCCGTAGGTAGCGCCAGTGGCAGCGCCAGAAAGCGCAGCGCCTGCTTCAGGGGCAACCACGGGGAGCGCGGCAGCAGAGCCTACAAGGCCGGTAGCTTCGCCAGCCAGAGTAGTCTTAGGATATTGCTTTTGGGCTTCACCGGACATGCCACGGGCCATTTCAGTGATGTCCTTGATCGGCATCGCCTGAATTTTCTCACGTTGTGCGCGGTTTGATTCGCGAGGATCGAGGTAGCTTGCGCCCTTTACAAGTGCGGCTTCCGCCCAAGGCTGCCACCCCATCATGGCAACGTCGCCAAAGCCACTTGTAGCGGCCAACGCTTGGTTGACAAGCGGGGACGACGTCTCCGTCATGCGGCGACCGACATTGTAAGCTGCTGAATTTTGCGGCTCTTGATCGGGGATACCCTTCTTGCCTGAAAGGGCGGCACCGAGACGATCCTCGTCGCTTGGCACGGCTTGGGAAATCCGTTGTGTAGTAGGGTCGTAACCCGGCCTTGCCCAATCGGGAGTGATCCGTGTCGTGGTGCCAGCCTGTGGCCGATCCTGTACCGAAGATGGTGCTGCTTCCGGTTCAGGTGCTTGGCCTTGAAGAGCTTTACCGAGGCGGTCTTCGAAGTCGTCCATGATTATCTCCCGCCAACAAAGTACCGACTCATGCCCTGATATCCGTGTTTCTGGAACATCTTATCAATGGTTTCTGGCGGAACTGCCCCACTGATCATCTGCTTGAACAGGGCCGGATCGTTCAACATTACGTTTTCAATCGCCTTGGCCTCTGTCCCGTAACGGGCAGATGGGTTCTTGCGTTCAAAGTCAGCAGGCGCATTGACATAGCTATTACCGGAATCTTGTCCATAAAGATTGGCATGGTTGGCCTGATCGATGCCCCGTTGTGTCTGGGTCATGAGCATTGATGTCAATCTGGCGTATGCCTTTGGATTTTGACTTGGATTTGCGTTGGCATTTGCCAGCTCATCCAAAGCTCTGACGCTTTCTTGACCAGCGCCAGACGCTGCCATCAAGCCCTGCAGAGTTCTCAACTTATCAGAAATCTGAGCTGGTGTATCGCTTTCAAGGATATCCTTGCCACCAAAGGCACGGGAGATCGTGTTCGCCAAACCAGAAATCTGGGCGCGTGTCATGTATGCCGTACCCGGAGCATTCCATCCCTTGGCAGCGGCCACATCAGCCAAATTGTTTGCCAATTCATGGACATTCTGCTGGTTGCTACGGGCTGCTGCGCCCATCTTGTCCACGTTGTCGATGTAGACCTTGCTGCGCTCAATCGGGATCAACGCGCTTGGCCCACCGGCAATTGCGCCAGAACCCTTTTGATTGCCTTCTGCAATGGCTGTGGCCGCAGAGTTTGAATCATAGAAGTCGGTCGGCGCTTGACCAACCGGCGTACCCTTTGGTGCTGGTGCAGTCATTGAGGTTGGCAATGGGGTTGCGATTACATCAGAACCCGGTGGCTTTGGTTGCCCTGCAGCCGTCGGCGCTGCGTTGCCCGGACCGCCGGGAACCCTTCCAAGCAAAGGAATGGCCTCGCCAGCATCGTGGCGGCGCTGATAGTCTGACGCCGGAATGAAGCTGCCGTCTGCAAGCCAAACAATATTGCCGTATGGCGTCTGCTGGAAGCTCTTCTGAAGATTGGCAATGTCAGTGCCGCGAGTGGTAGCCTGTTGCTGCGCCGTCTGAGCATTGGTAAAGCCACGGCTTGCAATGTTCTGCTGCACGTTCTCATAGGAACCGGCACCTGCGCCAAGGCCTTCGAGAATTGCTGATCCAAGATACCGGCTCTTGGAGCCAGCCATTGCGGCGAGGCCGGAAAGCAATGGGACAAGATAGCTTTCATTGCTCAGCACATCGCCGATACCCTTCAGCGGGGATGGTTTTTGTGATGCTCCGTCTGGCGCTTGAAATCCGGGTTGGTCGCTAACTGCTGCTTGAGCCGGTGGTGCATTGGCCGCCGGGCGATCTGCCGCGCCAGTCTGCTCGTTGAACTTCTTGAGGTAGGACGGAACCGTAGTCCCAAGAATGTCAACCGCATTGCCTGCAGCAGCACGGGGTTTACCAGAGAACCACACCGAGGCGGCGTCTTCTGGCGATCCATATTGCTCAAGAGCCTTGCCAAAGTGGTGCTTGAATGTCGTATCTTGGGCTTCCTTATTGGCCAAAAACTCATCTGGCGTCATTTCGGTGCCGGTGGCTTCTTTCGTCCATGATGGGACATTTGCACCCATGACCTGATACTTGCCATAAGCACGGTCGCCACCCTTCGTGGTAGGGCCAACAGCGCCATAGTTGCCACTGCTTTCAATGTTCGCAATAGCCGGGGCAAACTTGCTCATGATGTCGTCAGGCGTCGTGTCGCCGCCGCCCTCGAAGTGACCACGAGGCACAACGCCGCCGCTGGCAAGGCCAATAGGGGCCAAGGCTGCCATCACACTGCCAATGCCTGAGCCAATGGTAGAAACCTCACCGGGGATCGCAGCAAGTCTGGCAAGATCGCCGAATGTGCTGCTTCCCTTTGGATTGGAAATGGACGACTTGAGCAGGGCGCGATTTGCATCCTTCTCGCTGTCAGCCACCACGTCAGACATTGCATCATCAGTCTTGTATGGCTCTACGCCGCCACCACTGGCATAGCCAACGGAGCCGCCACTTGCCTGACCCTTAGACATGAGGCTCTTGGCCCAGTCCAGAATACCCTGAGCGCCGGTTGCAGGCTGCGCATCCTGTGCAGGAGAGCTGTCGGTCGCAGCGACGGCAGGCTTTGCAGCATCACCCCATGCAGTCTTGGCGTAGCCCTGCATCTTCTTCAGGCGGTCGCCAATGTTCTCGGCACCCTCAATGTCACCCATGAGGGTTTCGCCCTGCGTCGTGCTGCTAATTTGAGAAGGCTGTAACTTTGCTACGTGCAGATTGCTGGCAGGAACATATCCCTTACCGCCCGGAGTTCCACCACTTTGGCCTCCATAGATGCCCGACTGTTGGAACGGCGAAAAGGACTGCTGCTGTTGCGCCAGCAAAGCAGAAATATCATTTGGTCCCACAACATCGCCGCCGGATGCAAAGCCCTCGCCCATGTGCTCAGGGACGACAGCGCCGCCTTCGGAATTGCCGACAACCCCACCGGCATACTTGTGGACTGGCTCCGAAGCCTTGTCGTAATCGACGGTCTTGAAGCCGTGCGATTCACCGACAGCTTCTGGATGCACCTTCTCGACGTCCTGAGCCATATAGCCCGTGTGCGTCTGCTCGGTGTCGTCGCCCTTGTACTTGAAGGTATAGATCGGCAGGCCGTTCTTGGCCGTACCAACGCGCTTAATGTCTTCCTTGAGCCGTGCATCAGAGAAGAAATACTGCGGAGCAGTTTGCGTTGTGGTCGAGCCAGACAGAGCGCCGGTGCCTTCTGCGATGTTCGCAAGGAACTGAGCGACTTGGAATGGATAAGCCTGCTGCTGCTGGAATTGATTGTAGAGAGCCGACTTCCCAGCCTGCTCCGTCTGCTGGCCAAGAGTACCGGCACCCATCATGGCTTGAGCGCCCTGCAAGCCAGCCTGCTGGCCCTGAATGCCAAGATTGCCAATCTGGCCGAGGCCAGTCATGTAGTTCTGTGCCGCGCTCTGGTAGCCTTGGTTTGCCATCTGACCAAGCGTCTGGCCCATTGCAAGGTTCTGCTGGTTCATCAACGCCGCTTGGGCAACCTTGCCGCGATCACCACCAAACGCGCCTTGTTGAACTTCATTGCCAAGAAGCTTTTGCTGTTCCTGCTGATTGACATTCTGCATTTGAGCAGCGGTCGAACCCATGGCATTCTGCAGGAACGGGTTCATATATCCCTGAACGCCCTGCTGGTAGCCTTGCGGGGTATATCCCTGCTGAGCATATGCGATTGAGGGCTGGGCCGCATTGGCATAATAGTTCGTTGCGCCGGTAGCCGCCTGCTGCTGTTGGTTTAGAGGTGCAACAAAGGCATTTGGATCAGAACTATATTGCTGGAATGGCGTCCCAGCCGTTTCTTGGGCTTGCTTGTTGACGGCGCTGTACCGAGCCAGAACTTCTGGTGGGATGGTCGTACTCGAAGTTGTCGTCCCGGTCTTGCCGCCCATATCAATGCTCCGTCAGATGCTCGTCGTGTCCGGTTTGGACGTTGTACAGGAAGAAAGCCCCCGCCGGTGGACCGAACGAGCGCTCATAAAGCCTAATCTTTGATTCTGTCCGATGGTTGGACAACACGCCGATGATCAGCGGAATGTTCAACTCGTCAGCAACCCTCTTCGAGAAGTCACACAAGGTACTTGCATGAAGTTTTGTCGAGGATTTCCGGCCCCCTTGGCTCTTACGAAACTCTGGATCGACAAAAATGGCCTTCTCTTCCAGCATCCAGCTATCCGAATACCACATCTGGCTTGTTCTTAAAAGGACCGCACCTTCGATTTTTTGGCCCGGCTCCCCAATGATGCCAACAAGGCCTTGCCACAAGTAGAGTGCTGGCCGGATCATCGCCAACATCTTCGTAGGGTTGACGTCTTTAATGCCGTTTTCTTCCCATGCATTGAGCGCCAGTTGGAGCATCGCGTTTTCGTCCGCAGGCGTTCCAAGTCTTACTTTTGGTTCCATCTTAGTCCCTTTTCGGTCCCGGTAATTTCTTCAATGTATCAATTGTTTTCTTGCGATATCCGGTCACGAAATGATCGAGGATTTCATGGCCGTGGTCGATGTCACCTTCACCAAGTCGCGTAACATCGTCTGGTTCAATAACATATTCACCGCCAGCCGCAACAATCTCGACCGCAGGAGCAGTTCCGCCAGTTGCCAAATGAGAGCCGTATGGCCCACTGGACGCGCCATAGGGTGCCTTGCCGCCATCATATGGCATAGCACCGCGACCCATATATGGCTTTGACGAGAACATGCGGTTGGCAATCTTAAAGCCAGCCATGGTGTTGCCTTCGCCCATTGCGCCAATGATATCGGCAGGCAAAACATACGATCCCGATGGAACGTTCATTGGAAGGTGATCGGTGCGACCGGCGACAGGACTATGGATTGGTCCAACATGCACTTTATGCCGACTACCCTGAGCCATTGGGGTGCCGCCATCAGCCATCTTTGTCTCACGAGCAGTATTTAGTGCAGCGGCAATTGCCTGCCTCTGGGGATGCCCTGCATGGATCATCTCGCTGATGTTGTGGCTGATTGTTTTCTGGGACTTGCCCTTCGATAGCGGCATAGCAACCTCAACTGTAAGAGACGGCAACGACCATGCCGGAACCGGGGGTGATGACAATGCCTTTATTGACAGGCATATTGATGGTGTAAATGCCAACAGTGTTTGGGATGATGGCCAACCGAACGCCGTTCACTGCATTGGCTACCGAATTTGCGTCATAAATGGTGCCAGTCGTCGTCCCGGCCACAATGACACTGACTTTAGCAACCCAACCAATTGGCGTGGCAAAATATGTTGCGGCACTAACTTCATAGGTATTGATGCTCCCAGCTAAATTTTGTGTTGTATGGTTCAGGGCATTAATGCCTTGCACACCGTTCTTCTGGGTAGTGAGGATATCGTCAAGACTGGCCATTAGAACTTCCCATCCGGTTGGAACCGATACCTGATAGCGCCAAGCCGCCAGAAGGTGCCGACGTCGTTAGACGATAAGCCAATCGACATCAGACGGGCGCGGATGCGAACGGAAATATATTCTGTCGCTTGGGTCATCGTATAGGGACCGTATGCTGTTACGGCATCACCGGGATAGTTGGTAACGTAGAATGTAATCTGCACCGTAGCGTTCTGCGAACCGCTGTACGTTCCCCACTTCATATCCGGCCAAATCTGGTCGATGAAGATTAAATCATCAGCCTCATTAAGCTGGAAGAAGCCAGTCTGGAACGAGGACTGCATGGCAGTTGTCGTCGTGCCAACGGCAGCATCATTACCAACTTCATGCTGATACAGGTAATTGTCCGATCCGGCACCGATAGGCGGTCCAAGAACAGATTGATCAATCCAAGCGGTGCGTCCAAGAGAGCCGTAATCCCACTGCTGCAGAAGGGCATTATATTTGACGTAGGAATCGTTCTCGGTCGAGCTGGCAGATGGATAATACCATGTGACTTCGCCAAACTGAGAGTTAACTCCGCAGGCAACCTTGTATAGGTATGATGTATTGATGTTCTGGAAGATAACATCCCAGATCGGGCATGGGATCACTTGTGGACCGGAACCCATCGACATAAAAAATTGCTTCTGGCTCATCCAGAAGACAGCCCCATTAAGCTGACCAGTACAATGCCGCGAAACAGCGCCGCAGTTTGAGCCAATTTTATTGAACCCATACACAAAGGGTGGGCCACCATATTGCATTGCCCACAAGTCAAGATCAGTCCACAGGAGACCCTGCTGCGGCCCCTGAATACCGGCCACAATATTTGAACCAGCCGGGATACGATATGAACCCGCTTGGTTTGTCGGTGTGGCATTCCATGAGGTAAAATCGCCGATATCAGACCAACGAACCAAGAGTGGATCGGGCGACAATGTAAACGACGAGCCATAAGCCACGACCTGCCGTTCTGGCATTGCCACAAAGACGCCACTATTCACCAATGGCCCATTACCACCGACAATCTGCGCATTTTGAAGCTGGCCGCCCGGCTGCCAATAATATATTGCGCCACCGGCTGGGCAGGCGATTAGGTCTTGACCAAAGTTGTCCAGTGTCCAGTCAGTCGCCGTGATCGGCGTTCCGGGGACGGATGGTTGCGTCGTGCCAACACCAAAACCGCCGGTGCCGAAGCCGCCAACACCGAAGCCACTGCCAGTTGGCTGTGGGCCAAGCGCCACATAGAAGGTTGCTCGAATATTGCCGGAATTGATAGCAATAGGACCAGCGCTCGACGTGGCGGTATTGGCGGCTGAGAACGTAAATGTGTTGACCGTTGGCACCGTCAGGACAGTGTAGAGACCAGATAATGTCAATCCGCCTAAAGTGGTTGCAACACCAACATAAAAGCTATCACCGGGGTTGTACCCGTGATTGTTAAGCGTGGTTGAGATAATCGATGATCCGCTCGTCGTCGAGAACGCATAAGACGACCCATTGCTCGAAACAGTCGCTGTAGCAAGCGAAGACGCTAAGATAGAATAGGTCGATCCAGATGCTGAAAATAGTGAATATGGACCGGATAAGATCAATCCGCCGACCGAAACAGGGGTGACAAACTCCACCCAATCCAACACCGATGCCGTAATGCCTGCATCGACAATGGTTACCAAGTTGGAACCGCTTGTCGTTGAGAAGTCGGGTGCTGAGTTCGTTGTGGTGATTTGTGGCGTTATATCGACAAGATTGTTACCAGTAAGCACACTTAATGACGATTCAGCCCCGATGCCAAGATGGTTCGTGGCATTAAAATCGGCCCAACCTTTTAGTGCTCTAACCTTCGATGACAATGCCGAGTTGAAGTACGATACCCAGCCGCCAAGCTTTTGCGCCAGACCGTATCCATTGCGTTCTGGTAGGAAGCGGATCAGGGCAGACGACGAGTAAGCGGCCTCGTTGAGCGCCAACGTAGTGTTGGTCTCGACGCCGGGCTTAAGCTTAATCGTGTTATGCGGCATGTATTATACTCTGATCGGCGTTGCGGCAGGTGCCGGAGAATAGGAAGACCAAGCCGATGCTTCGTACTTCTTGCGGTTTTCCTCGACCATGGCAGACCGTAAAAGAGCTTGATATTGGCTCTCATAGCTTTGCGCCATAGCAGGATCGTCCGATTGACGGCCAAAGTTGCGTTGATATGCCGAGATGTAAATCATGGAAGCCATGATCATCATATCCGGCAAGTTGGTCGAGATATAGGTTTGCGTATTCGTGGCCGAAAGTGGCGCAGATCGCACAGTGCCTGTCAGGCGTACTTGATACGCCGAATCAGGAATAGGGCCGACAATCATGATCTGGGATGCATAGCCGGTAGTTGCTGCATCACCGCCGTATTCAGCGTAATAGGTAGGCAGGCCAGTGGTTGAGCCGCTGCCGTATACGTTCTGCAAGAACTCCTTCGTGACCGGCAGTAGTGGCGAAGATGCCCCAGATGCGTTGATCACTTCCATCGTCTGAGTTGTCACAAACTGCGACTGTGGGATCGTCAAAGTATTGTTGTTTGCCGTGAATGAATATGCGGTCGTGCTAATCTGTGTTGACAAGAAATCAATATCGCGCTGCATGCGCAGCTCAGCATACGAGATCATTTGAGGCAAAATGATCTGATAGTTGGTGTCCGTTACCGGGATCACCGCCATTGTTGCGATTTGTTGAACGTAAGTGTTGTAATCCATGACTACCTAGCCAAGTTAAAAGCAGTTTGCTCAACTTCCGAAACGCGTTTAGCCCAGCCCTTGCCAAAGGTATCATAGGTGGCAAGACTTTGCAAAAATTCTAATCGGGCTTCGCAGACCGACGTAACAACATCGCGAGGGTTTGTCTCTTCAAGAGCAGCAAGCGTGGCTGGCCCGATTTTTCCGTCTGCTGCCACACCGAGAACCTGCTGAAGGATCTTCGCAGCGCGTGACGGGCCAGAATTAACGGCAAAATCGAAGACGGCATAATCGACCCCCACAGGCAGATTGTCGCCGTTTATAGCATCCCAGTACTTGGTACGATAGAGCGGCTCGACATCATTCGGACCTAGATCGCGAATATTGTCCTTAGTCACCCCATGGCCAACATATTGCTCCCAAACTGCCTTGGTGCAACCAAGATTGGTCGCACCGCCGGGGTCTTTTGGGTTATCGACATATCCGCCCTCATTTTGAAGGACGAACCCAAAACAAGGTTTCCAGTTGCTTTTCACTGTGTTGGTGTCGAGTTATAGATCAACTCGTCCTTGCGCTGGCTGCCAGCCGAAGACCCAAAGTAAAACGCCAGTACCAACATAACGCCGTCCCGCAATGTAGTGACAAGGTCGGCAATCATTGGGTCGCTTGGTATCTGCATGCCATATATCTTAAGGCCGATCACAAACAAGAACCCTGAAATGATGAGAACTGCAAGCATTGGAACCAAGAAGGTCTTGGTTTGCGATTGCATGTTACGCGCAGAATCTCGGTCGGCAGCAGCAATGCGATCAAGATCGATGTCCAGCGACTTCATTTGAACTTTGAAATCGGCGTCAATCTTCTTAAGTGCGGCAAGCTGGTCAGGCGTCGCTTGACCCATAGCAGCCATAATATCAGCCTCTGTACCACTTCCGTGGCCCAGCAGGGCAGTAGATATGGCTCNAAC